CTCCCGCTGTTGAGACACATCTGGCTACGCTAGAGAATACAGATGACATCAGCGCATATGTTCCTGCTGCACTGGAATAGATTGGATATTGACGGGCCAATATTAGGATACTGGAAGCACCATGCCTATTTCCAAATTACAATTTAAGCCTGGGTTAAATCGTGAGAGCACGGCGTATGCTAATGAAGGCGGCTGGTTTAATTCTGATTTAATTAGATTTAGGAAAAGTCGTCCTGAAAAACTAGGCGGTTGGGTTAAATTAGGTCAAAATACATTTGAAGGTGTTGCTAGATCAATGTGGACATGGTCCACATTGGACAACTCAAAATTAATGGGTCTTGGAACATCTAGTAAATTTTACATAGAAGAAGGTACTACATTTAATGATATAACACCAATACGAAGAACAGCAGACCCATTAAGCAATAATCCATTTACAACAGGAGATGCGGGAGCGGATGCGATATTAACTGTTACAGATGCAAGTCATGGCGCTAATGTGGGTGATTTTGTAAATTTTCTAGGTTCTTCGTCAGTTGATGGTGTAACCGCAGCCCAAATAAACACTGAATTTGAAATAACTTCAATTGTAAGTGCTAATTCTTATACAGTTACAACTGCTGGAACAGCCTCATCTGGTGATACTTCAGGCGGGGGGGCTAGTGTAACTGCTATTTATCAACTTAACGTTGGCACTGAATCCTTTGTAGCAGGAAATGGTTTTGGTGCAGGATTATTTGGCGGCTTAATTACTTCATTTTCTCAAACAACTCTTAATGATGCTGGCGGTATTAGCGCCGGGGATTCATCTTTTACATTAACAAGTGCTGCCGATTTTGAAACAGCTTCTACAACCACAACATCAGCATTAACCTTATTGAGCACAACGCTACCGTTAACTAGCACAAGTGGTTTCCCTGATAGGGGCCATGTTCTAATTGACAGTGAAATTATTGCCTATGATCTACAATCAGGCAATAATTTAAGTGAGCTTGTGCGTGGCGCAGACGGCACAACCGCCGCAGTTCATAGTAATGGAGCAACAGTTACCTTTGTCGGATTAATGTTAATTGACGATGAATTAATCCGTTACACAGGAAAAAGCAGCAATACTATAGATACTGGTGTGGGTCGTGGTGCCTTTGGAACTGTTGCTGCGTCACATGATGACGGCACTGTGGTAAAAGAAGCTAATGATTTTGTTAGTTTTGGAGCAGCCTCAACATCAACTGCTCTTTCAGACCAAAATCTAAGGCTTTGGTGGCAGGATAATTTTGGGGAAGACCTTATTTTTGGCCCACGCAACGGTGTTCCTTATTATTGGGATAGAGGCTTGGGTGTTGCTACACGGGCTACTGCTCTTTCAGCCCAAGCAGGCGCATCTGATGCCCCCACCCTTGTGCGCGAAATATCGCTATCTCCTACAGATCGGCATGTTGTAGCCTTTGGTGTTAATGCCTTGGGAGAAACTACATTAGATCCATTACTTGTTCGTTGGTCAGACCAAGAAAATGCTTTTGATTGGACCCCCACAGCTACTAACACCGCTGGAAGCCAGCGTATTTCTAGTGGTTCTGAAATTATTACAGCTAAACGAACGCGTCAAGAGTTTCTAGTTTGGACAGATATGGCTATACATTCAATGAAATTTGTAGGCCCTCCATTCACATTTGGTTTTCAATTACTTGCTTCAAATGTTTCTATCATTAGTCCAAATGCTGGTGTTAATGCAAAGGATGCAGTATTCTGGATGGATAATGAAAACTTTTATGTTTTTTCAGGTCGAATCGATGTTTTGCCGTGCACTGTTTTGCGGCATGTATTTGAGGACATCAACCTAGAACAGCGATTTAAGTTTTTTGCTGCGTCTAATAGGCTCTTCAGTGAAATATTTTGGTTCTACGTATCGGAAGACGCTACAGACATTGATCGATATGTTAAGTTTAATTATGCAGAAAATGCTTGGGATATAGGCACGTTATCCAGAACAGCTTGGAACGATGCCGACATACATATTAAACCTCGGGGTGCCTCAAGTAATACGATTTTTGTCCATGAAACAGGCTGCAATGACGATGAATCAGCTATGACCTCATTTATAGAATCTTCTGATTTTGATATAGGAGACGGGGACAACTTCATGTTTGTTAATCGTATACTTCCCGATATAGCTCTAGGGGGGGAAGGAACACCTGCCGTTGATTATATTTTCAAAACCAGAAATTTCCCAAATGATTCTTTAACTACTGATTCTACAAACTCTATTACTGCTTCAACTAAACAGGCTTTTCTAAGGGCGCGCGGCAGGCAAGGAGTATTAAGAGTACAAAGCGACACGTCTAATGTGGATTGGACATTAGGTGATACTCGTATAGATATTCGCGAAGATGGACGAAGATAATGGCGAAAATATTACAAAGCGCGCTTCCTCTTGCCCCCGATGTATATGATCGTGAAGCAATACAGCGAATTTTAACTGATCTACAAATGTCTTTAGATAATGTTATGCTTCCTGCTGAAATAAGCGGAGAAGACGATGTTTTTGGTACGTCTTGGTTTTTGACCTAATGGCACGAGCATATAAAAATGCAAAGGTTGATCTAACCACAGATACTGTGACTACGCTATATACTTGTCCAACAGCTGCGGCGGCTATAGTTACTTCGATACTGGTTTCAGAAGACAGTGGTAATGCGGATACTATTACGGTTACCCTGACAAATTCCGCAGCCGCAATATTTTCTTTATTCAAAGTTAAGGCGGTGGGTACCAATACAACGGTTGAATTATTGACACGACCTTTAGTTGTAGAGGAATCTGAAGTTTTAAAGGTGAAAGCAGCTACAGCCAATCGACTGCATGTTGTAGCAAGCCTGTTAGAGTTAAGTTAATGTCTCGTTTGGCATTGATGACTATGTTTTTATTGTTGCGGCCATTATCAGTGCAACCGCAACAAGCACGATTGTTTTGTGGTCCTCATCTAGCTATGTTGGAACTTCTTAAAGAACAGAATAAGTAGCCTATGGCAAACGTTGATGATAAAGTCAAGGTACGGGAAACCTCCAAAGAATATGAATTGTTGGTTTCTGATTTGGTGCCTGATACTGGTGATGAAGCACCGACGTGGTGTAATCTAGCGGCGGGATTGCTCGACAAGTTTCGGGTAATCCCGCGCCTGATTATGCTTGCCTACATATACGCTTTTTATCAAAGTACGGTTTGGTTCATGGCGTTAACCGATCCAACCAATGCACAGGCTGCGTTCATCAGCACTATCGTGGGTGCGGGGGCAGCTTTCTTTGGGCTGTATGTCGGCAAGCCTGGATCGCCATTACCGAAGGGGCATAAGAAGTGATAACTCTTCTTGGCAGCTTGCTGGGTTTTGGAACATCAATCGTTCCAGAGATTCTTGGCTTTTTCAAACAAGGGCAAGCCAACAAGCAGGAATTAGCCATGTTAGAGGCTAAAGCCAAATATGCCCAAGCTCTTTCCAGTATGAAGTTGGAGGAGCTTGACGCCAAGGCTGAGATTGTTGAAACGGAAAAACTTTACGAACACGACATGGCTCTTGCAGCACGGGGCGGTTGGGTTGTTTCGTTACAGGCGAGTGTTCGGCCCGTTATTACCTATCTATTCATGTTTACTTTTTTGGCGGTGGAGGGCGGTATTATTTACAGTTTGATGACCACCCAAGGGGCAGATTGGGTAACGGCGCTGCAAGCGGCTTGGACTGAGGATGTAATGGCTATTTTTTCGGCCATCCTGAGCTTTTGGTTTGGCAATAGAGCAATGAGTAAAGCTAAGGCCATTGTTCACGGTAAAGCGTAAGGAGCTTTTGAACTAATGCCTATGCAGAAGCTAGTTTCCCATCATACTTGCAGTAAAAGGACATGTAGGGTATGGTTTTGGCTGGCGCAACGTCAGGAACTCGCCGCCCCTGCTTCCTTCACTTATAAGGGCATATGATGCAGCAGGGAATGAACACACTTGAAATAGACCGGATGGCTCCACAGGCTCAGGGCATTGAGACCCTTGGCTCTATGGAAGAGGTCCCTATGGTCCCAGAAGGTGGCATTCAGGCCGCTGTTCCTGACGCCACCAGGATGCTGGCAGACGCGGGCCGTCACGGCGACATTTATGTAGTCCACGCCTCTGAAGGTGAAACAGTAGTTCCCAAGGAAGTTCTTGAAGGCCCCGGCGGGCAGCAAATTCGGGAATCGTTGTTCCGTCAAATGGGGCAACTGGGCGTCGATCCCGAACGCTACGTTGTCGGCAATGAGCTAAACAGCATCAATCCGGAAACGGGTCTGCCGGAGTTCTTTTTCAAGAAGGCTTTCAAGAAGCTCAAAGGGTTCTTCAAGAAAGCCGCGCCGATTATTCTGCCGATTGCTTTGAACTTCCTCTTTCCTGGTCTGGGGACGATTGCTGCGGGAGCCATAGGCTCCGGCATCGGAACTCTTATTCAAGGGGGCAGTGCCAAGGACGCCCTGAAGGCTGCGGCCTTTGGCGGCATAACAGCAGGCATTATGAGCGGCGTCAGTGGGGCCATAGGTGGTCAAGGCTTCGGGGCCGGTGTTCAAAGCGGCCTCCCGTCAACCATGGGCGGAGGATCGACAGTACCCTTTATAGGTGAAGGGGGCGGGCTAGGAGAGAGCCCCGTTTCAGTTTTCGATGCTCCTGGTGCGACTACTTTGCCAAAAGCGAATGGTACGGCTTTTATAGATACTCCTGATGCGACTTCTATAGGTACGAATGTTGCTTCTACAGAACCAGTGACGGCTTCGCTGAGAACGCGGGGGAGCGGTCTGACTGCAAAACTTCCACAACCTGTACCTGCTACTCAAAAACCTACCGGATCTCTGGGCGAATATTTGGTGAACCGGCAAAGGCTAGGTGCTACGCAACCTACTACCCACATAAATAACTACCCCCAGTACGCCCAGAAAACGCCGAACGCTGTTGTGGGTTCGACCTTGAAGCGGGTCTCGGAACCTTACGATCCTACGTTTTTGGCGACAAACCCAAACGTAGCCCCGGCAGACGTTTCAAGGGGCACCGCCGAGAAAATAGTGTCGTCGCAAGCCGTCCAACAGGCACCTCCACCCGGAGGCATAGAATCGATCACTGGAAGTGAAGAGGCAGGAAGATTATTTCCTTCCTCGTGGTACGGACGAACCGAGCAGCAGCTTTTAGCCGACAGAGCAGGGCAATATGCACAACTTTCAGCCCGAATTAAAAATATTCCAGGACTTACCGAGGCTGAGAGGGCAATATTTTTTAAAGCAGAAGCGGCAAAATTAGCGGCGGGTTCAAACCTCAGTCAGTACGTTGGTCCGTTGGCCCTTGCGGGCGGGCTCGCTTACGCAGGCGGATTTTTTGACGAACCGGAACAAGAGGAATTCAAATCAAAGTTTGATCCCATCCCCCAATCAAAAATAGATCCACTCC